ATAATAGCACCATCAATAGCCCCACCATCAATATCAACAGTCGCCAAGGTAGCCTGTCCAGATGTCGATACAGTAGTAAAGCTACCTGCAGCAGCACTAGAAGCACCAATAATAGTACCATCTATGTTACCTGCGTTAATGTCTACTGTGCTTAGTGTAGATGTACCTGTAGCACTCAGTGTAGTAAAGGCACCAGTAGATGCACTACTTGCACCGATTGCAGTGCCATCAATAGCACCACTGTTAATGTCTACTGTAGTAAGAGTAGTTGTACCTGTGGCAGTTAAGTCTGTGAATGTACCTGCTGCAGCAGTTGTAGCACCGATAGTGGTGTTATCCATTGCACCAGAGCCAATGTCTACAGATGTAATATTAGCTGTGCCTAGTGTAGTTACACCTGTAACACCTAGTGTACCGCCGACTGTAGTATTACCAGTCACATCTAATGTACCGCCGACAGTAGCATTACCTGTAGCACCTAGTGTAGTAAAGTCACCCGCTGCAGGGGTAGTACCACCGATAACTGTATTATCTATTGTACCACCTGACAGGGTAATCGAGCCAATACTTGCAATACCGTTTACATATATGTTTTTATATTTTAGTGATGAAGTACCAAGGTCAATATCGTTATCAGTTACAGGAACAATAGCACCGTCTTGAATACGTATCTGTTCTACTGCAGCACTAGATACTTCAGTAAAGATACCTATGCGGTTATTAGCTGTGTCAATCACAACTTTGTTTAATGCGTCAGTGTCAGCAATTAAAGGTACGTAAGCACCCTCCGTAGAACTGCCATCGTGTTTGTGACCACCTGAGAAAGCAAACGCATCACGAATTGCATTATACTCTGCGTTTACTGGTGCAGCCTTAATAACCGCATTAGCGATAATATCTGCTACCGACTGTCTGCTATAACCTGCCATTTTATAACCTGTCTCCTACTCCAAATGTAATCACTAGACCCTGAATACTGTGTGATGCATCTGAGCTATTTGTAACATATCTAAATGATGCTGACTTACCTGAACCTGATATGTTTGTTCTTTGTACTGGTGATGGATTACCATCATAGATTGCGGTACTATTGTATAATGCTTCATTATAATAAGCTGCAGCACCTGTTGTAGATAAATTAAAGTTTGTTGGATTAAGAGTATCTACATCTTCGTAGTCGTAAACTGCTGACATAACAATTTCATTATCGCCTTCAGAACGTAGATATGTAGCTACTGTATAAAATATCTTACGTTGCTCTGGGTCTTGCATATGAAAAAATGGAGTTTGAAAAATACTTAATATATTTTCTCCATCAAAGTCATTACCTTGTTCTTGTCTATGAACTTTACCAGAACTGTCTCCGTGTATGACAAATTCGTTTTGTCCTATATAACCACTGTCAGAACACGTAGCTGTAATACCTAGCATCTGGCTATATTCAAACTGCAAACCATTAGGTGTTTGCCTAAAGCCACCAATGATACCCTGTGAATCTGCTGCAGCAAAGAAGTAACGGAATTGTGTTTTTTGTCGTATGACTACTGCATTTAATCCTTCAAGATCAATATCAAAAACAATGTCAGTAAAAATAGACTGAATATCTTTTGATACCGTTTCAAGGTTTACGTCTCCAATCTTATCAGTTCCTGAAATAGGACGCAAGCCATCTTGTGATAAAAATAGTAAGTCACCACCAATTTCAATTACACTGTCTGTAGCTAGGCAACCAAGGTCATCTGTAACTTCTTGTAATACAAAGTTAGAGATATTATTACCAACAATTTTACGAATGTTGTTACTGCCAAAAACATAAAGTGAATCTCTAAAAGACTTGATAGCTACTATAGGAAAGCCTACATTAATAACACCTGCACCACTAGATGCACTGTAGTCTGTTTCATCATATGGCGCACTGAAGTATAAGTTTGTTTGCTCACTAGGATCACCTGCTAAAAACATATGATTCTGAAATACTGCAGAGTACTTAGGGTCTGTTGGTGCATCCGCATGTGTAATCTGTGTGTAAGTTGTGCCATCATAAATAGCTGCAGGGTTAATACCATCAGTAAGAAGTACTTTAGGGCTACTCCAGTTGTACTTAGTGAAGCGTACCTTTGTTACACCTGTCATTGTAGGTGAACCAGAAGTAGTTACTGCAACCCAAGCTGATGTAGCTGTATTCCAATAGTGTAAATAATTATTACCACTAGAAGGTGTACGGCAAGCTAAGATACCGTCATTAATACCATTAGCTACACAAACACCTAAGACATTACCTGTGCCTGTAACTGTACCGTAGTCGTTACTAAATCCGTTAATCTTTCTGTAACCACCAGTAACAGCAGGTTCGTAATTAATCAAAGCAACTGCAGAACCAGGTTGTGTCTCACCTTGTGACAACACATCACGACTAGTGTTTAGACCGCCTTGGCAGAATACTTTAAAGGATGCTAAATTTTCAGCCATTAGACAATACTACTAATAGTGTTACTAAACGATTTATTTCTTTGAACCACTGTAGATCTGATATCTAGTGGGTCATCCATAAGTATACGTCTCATAGAACGAATACCGTTATCAAAGTTTTGTTGGTGAATAGCTGCACTTTGATCATTAGATCTAAATCTCATCATGTACATCATTGCACCATCAACAAGCACATGGTTAAATCTATCTGGAATTAAACAAGTATCATTAAAAAGAACAAGATCAGCTGGAAACTTCCAGTATACGTATTCTATTTCATACGAGTTGTCTGGTACAGGTGTTACACCAAACTTGCTTTCGTATGTTTGATAAATACGTTGAGGAGCAGATATACCAGAACCTGAATCAGCTTGGTCATCAAGTCCACGATATCTTTGTGTGTATTCTTCAAAAGATATTGTAGGTAAAAAACTAGGGGTGTTGCTTGTAGAATCTAATTGTTTAATATAAAAAGTATCCCAATCAACACTAGCAAAGTCAGCAGGAAAATCATAAAGTCTTGTTCCCGCAGTTAATGTTTGAGTATATGTAACTTTAAGAAAAGGCCACTCTTGGCCTGTCTGTAGGATATTTCTAATGGAGTTGTTAATAGCATCTTTAGCAAGTGCTTGTACGTTACGTACTGTATCAAAGCCATCACCAGCAGTATCTAGTGTAACTTCATTTAGTCTACGTAGTAATTCATTTACTAGAGTAACGTAAGTAGCCATTACAAAAATCCTTCAGATAGCCTAAAGGGGCCAGTTGCCCAGCCCCTCTAGTTTAGTTTAGTTAAACTTGATCACGGGCAACTTCTGCTGCACCTTTACCATCAACGTCCATTACCAAAGCCCAGACACGCAGTTTACCTGCAGTAGCTGTACCTGTTAGGGTGTCGATTGTAAGATCTAGAGTATCTTCTGCACCGATATATGCTATGCCAGGAACTGAAGGAGCAACATCGCCAACTGATTTACCAGCCATTGCATAAGCTGCAACGAACTCGTCATCATCAGCACCTGTACCAATGTCGAAAGTTAAAGCTGTAGCACCAGTAAGTGCTTCAGTAACTTCAACACCAGCAGCTAGGATAACTGTTTGTGCAGGAAGAGTAGCAACTGTGTTTGCACCAGCAGCCAATGCTGTTGCTTCAAGTTCTACTGAGATTGTACGCATTCCATTAGGTGTCATAATTCAATCTCCCCTTACGCCAAGTTATATTTAGCTGTAGTGATTGCTTCTGGACGAAGAATCTTACGGCCATATAGATGCATACCACGAACGATGTCTGCAAATGAGTCAGGGTCACGGTATGTTTCAGTTTTGTTGATCTGCTCGGCAGTTGCAACAGCTGAGTCATGTCCAGCAACAATAACACCATAGTTAGCGTTTTGGTTAGCTGTACCTGTTGTTGCAGGACCAGTACCTACTGATGGTAGGTTGCTTGAGCTATATACACGGAAACCGTGGAAGTTGTTCAAGACTAGACCATTACGTAGGCCACCTGATTCACCGAAGTCTGCGTTGAATAGACGTGAGTCTTCATCACGAAGTACTTCCATGAATACTGGGTCAACAACGATCCAACGACCTTGAGTGTCAACTTGTTGTTGGTCAAGTAGACGACCCATACGAGCCACCATCATTGCTGGTGAAATCGTAGCAGTTGGTAGTGCTGTTGCACCTGGTAGACGTGCTGCAACAGGAATCGAATGGTCAGCAGCACCTGAAGTAGTGATGTTACCAAAGTCACCCTTCTTCAACTTCATTGAAGATAGCAATTCGTCTGAACCTGCAGTATCTACTGCTTTGGTACCGTTTACAGTATCATTCACAGTATCAGCTTGCGTATGCAAAGATGACTGCTTATAACCTGATAGGTAACCAAGAACTTCTTGGTCATGCTGGTCAGCCAAGCGGTATGCCGCACGGTTGGTCGCAAGATCCATGAAGTTTACGTGTGAGTGAGCTTCTTCGATATCATCGACCTTGAAGGCGAAGTAGTTGCTCTTGTCAACAACTAGAGAGAAGTCTTCATCGTCCAAGTCTTGTGCTGTGATCTGTGTGCCACGAGCATAAGAGCTGACCGAAATTTCAGGTTCTTTAATGATACGCACTGTATCACCTTGAGCACTGATCTCACCGAAATAATCAGAGTTAGTGATATCACCAACTACTGTGCTTTTTCTGAAGGCAAGCTGAACCTTTTTGGAATAGATGACGCTGGAGAAATTACCGTTTGGTAAATTTCCGTAGCCACCTGCAGTTGTAAAAGCCATGATAAAATCCTCCTGATATTTGGCTTATTAAGCTAAACACCTTAAAGAGGCTGAACATTTTCTAGGGTGCAGAAAACACCTACTTGCGCTAGCAGGTGTACACTGGGCCTATACTTGAACAGGTAGTTCTTTTTAGTTTTAGACTTTTTATGAAATTAGGTTGAGACAAAAGGTAGTCGTAAAGAGGCTTTTGTCTCTATGCCTATAGTTATACTGTTGCTTTTTTATTTGTCAACAGCTTTATCTAGCATTGCCAGATACATCGTAAACAAATTTACCCGAACGGATAGCTTTGTTGATTTCCTCAGATTTAGCTTCAAACTCTTTGTCTGACATTTTAGCTACATCTGATTCACGAATAGTGTCACTTGCATCATCTACATCTACAGACGTTTTACTACGTCTTGTAACTGTAGAAGCTGCGTCTTTAGCCTTAGCTTTCTTTGCAGTTTTAGTAAGGCCTTTATCTACTTTGTACAAATCAATAACACGTACTACTGACGCAGGGTCATCTGCATTTTCGTATAGTGCGTCTTGTACCCACTTAGGCTGTTCTTCAGCCCAGTTGTGGAAATCATCAGAAGCACGTAAGTCATCAAAGTCTTCGTGTGCTTTACGAATAGCATTTTCTGCTTTGACTCGTTCTGCTTCTGATTGTGCCTTGTCTAACTCTTGTAATCTAGCATCTGCTTTACTAAACATTTCTTGAGCTTTTTTAGCAGCGATAGTTTCTACAATACCTGCTACATCAGGATATTGCTTTGCCCACTCTTCAATATCTTCATCAGACTTTGGAGGAACAATAGATTCTTTTACCATGCGTTTTTCAAAGGCTTCGAACTTTTCGTTCCACTCCTTTTCTTTTTCTTGCATGTGGCGTCTTAGATCACCGTAACGTTTTTTGAAACTTCTTTCTTCTGGAGATAACGTTCCTTCTTCAACTTCTGAATCGGCCTCTTGCGCTTTGGCTTCTTCTTCTTGGGATTCATCTTCTTCGGTAGATTCTCCTCGTTGAGCAGCTTCAAGTCTTGCAATCTCCTTTTCTTCTTCTTCCAGTTTTAAACGTTTCTTTTCGTAGTTATAACCTCGATCAACAAATCCTGCTGTCTTTGGTGTTTCTACTTCTGCTAGTTCAGGCATTATATTCTCCTTATGTTGGGGCCAGCCGTAGCTGGGTAGCCTTATTTCTTACCTGCGAGTCCGCCTTTATTGTACTTCCTCGTTTTCTTTTTTGGTTTTTCTGTTGTCATCAAACCACCTTCTGCTGCATCTCTCCAGTTAGGGTTGTAGTTGTCTGTACCCCAACCTGAAGCCTCTCGAATAGCTTTAGTTGCAGCTCTACTTGCTTCTGATTGTGCTTTAATTGCATCAGACCATGCTTTAGGATCATCAGTACTTGTAGACTGTACTGCTTGAGTTGCTGCTACCCAATCATTAGCTGCAGATTTTGCTGCCGCAGTTTTTTCACTTTGTGTGCTAGGACCACTGTCTACAGTACTGGTAGTAGAGCCACCACGTAATACAGGCCTTAAAGTATCTGGACCTGGTCGATATACATTAACTCCAGATGGTGTAGTTTCAATTAGAGTACCGCCACCCCCTCCAGAACTACCATCTGAAACATAACTTTCAGTAGCTGGGTTATAAGTCATGTTAGGTGGTGCAATCTCTTGCATGAAGTCATCCCATTCACCTTTACTCTTAAAGATAAAGTTACCTTCAAGATCAGTAGCTTTCTTATCAATTCCAAGATCTGCCCCAGGATTATTTCTGATAATGTCTAATGCAAGCCTGTCACCGTTTATTAATTCATTAGGAAGCAAGTTTAGTCCAGTTTCCTTCTTAAACTTACCTAATTCTTTTTCAAGATCTGCAGTGTCAAAACCGTTAGCTTTCATTACAATAATGTTTGCTGCAGATTGAGCTGCTTTAGTTGCATTAGAAAGAGTACCTATTACGCCACCAAAAGGTATTCTTGTTAGGTTTTCAGAGGTTTGATCTTTTAGTTTATTAAAGTCGTTATAGTCAAAATTATCCATCCAAGAACTAGGATCAGTATCTGGACCTGTTTTAGTTCCAGTAGCACTGTCTCTGTCCGAACCAGCTACAGGCATTTCTGTAGTCCAACCCTCAGATAGTAGTTGGTTATACCTATCTGTATCTGTTGGAAGTGTCAGTGTAATAATTTCACCATTAGGTCCATAAAGAGTTACAGTAGTTAATGCAGAAGTATCTGTCGTAGTTGTAGTGCCAGTAGTTCCTGTAGTAGCTTGGCCAATGTTACCTGTTGTAGCTACCTGAGTACCTGATGGACCTAGTACTGTTTTTCCTGTTGTTGCAGAAGGAAAGATTGTCGCACCTAGTGGAAAACCTACGAACCCTCTTTGTTGTGCTTGTTGTCCTGCTTCAAGAACACTTTGATCGGTCATAGGGTTTGTAACAACACTAGAACTGTTATAACCTCTTACTTCACCACCTGTTGCCATACCTGTTGTTGTAGGATTGCCAATAGCTGGATTAGGTGGGCTGTATAGGTCTTGCTGTTGTTTATACATATTGACAACACCACCTTCGGCCATACCCATCATCTCTTGAATAGCAGCCAGCTCTTCTGGACTAAGGTCATCATCATTCATAGGACCACCAGCAGGAACAGGTTCACCACCAATTCTACCACGAGCTTCCATATCTTGCAAGCCCATTTTTGCATTATCTCGTAGATCCTCAAAGAATTTTACACCGTAGTATCTGACGACATCAGCAGGAACTACGTATTCCCCTTCAGATAATTGTGCAGGAATATCATCACGTACTTCTTTAGCTGTAGATCCTGGAGGCACTTCGTTACCTGACACAGGGTCTCTCATCATTCCATCGTCACGAAGACCACCATCTTCGAATGCAAAACTCATTTGTTGATTCATGTCTACTGTGCCTCCTTCGGCAAATCCTAGTTTATTTCTGATACCACTTAAAAACCCTGTTTTTTCTTTGGGTATATCTTTACCAATGTATTTTTCAGGATCATCTAAAAATTTACTTAAGCCTATGTAATTAGTTCTTCCTAAAGAATCTTCTGCAATTACTGTAACAACACGGGCATAGTTATCACCTTCTTCTGGGCTAAGTAAGAACTGGTTTCTATCAAGCTCATCTTTACCAACAGTGTGTATACCTATTTTTTGAAATTTATAGTCTTTACCTTCAAAAGTAAATGTATCATCCTTTTTAAGATTTAACACGTCTAAAACACTTTTTTCATCTTTAAACAAACTTTTTAGTTTATCAACTGCAGGAAAAAGATGTTTACCCTTTTTAGGTTTAATAACCACACCTTCAGAATCTCTCTGAACTCTAAAATCATTTCTAGGTATATCTAGATAAATATCACTAGAACCTATGTTTTCTGTAGGTATAGCTCTACGTGCCTGTGCTACCGCATCTACACCTTCCTCACCTCTAAACATAAGTTTATTATCTCTACCCTCACTAGCCAACATACCTGTAACCCTGTCTAAAGGAAATCCAGGTGTGTCAGGTTCGCCATAATCTTCAAACGGCCTTGGGTTATTTCTATACATACCAGTGCCAGTTCTTCTATCAGAAGAAGACATATAACTGCTAAGTTCTACAAGTCTAGATTCTATTTCCCCACCTGCACCCATATAGTATTCAGTTGCAAGTCGAGGTAATCCTGATCGGAAACCTGTTTCTTTAAGGATATTTTCCCTTAGTTTTTTTAAATTTTCTGTAACTTGCCCTGCAGCACCACTATCTTGAAGCTCTTGAACGTTTGGGTGTTGATTCATAAACTTATCTAAATAGTCTCTTTGCCTATCAAGAAGATCCATTCGTATTTGATCAACCGTATAACCTTCGTTAGCATAAAACCTAGCCAGACCTCTAGGGAATGCATCATCTACAGAAACTGATTTATTAAAATCTGGACCTAGTAACTTAGCATTGTTAACTTTTAGATTAATATTTTCAGAATATAGATCTGCAATTTGACCTTGTATTTTATTCTCTCCCTTAGATAAAACACTGGGGTCTATATAATCTGAGTTTGCACCTGGAGTAAAGCCTTCATAGTTTTGAATTGAATGCTGAATTTCATGAAGAATTGTTTTCTTCATTTGTCTTGGAGTATTATTCTTTGTATTTATAGCCAAAATACCTTCTTGGCTATTCATATACCCTGCTACAGAATCTTTTTTTTCCGTACTGTTTTTACCTATAGAAGGGTGATAAAATCTAACCGTAATATCTTTTAAATGTGGATACTGTTTGTACAGTTCATCATGTGAAAATACCTCAGAAAGTTTAAACTCTCCACCAGACTCCTTTAATTCTTTTTCGGTAAGAGGTAGTTTACCTAAAGTTATTTCTGACTTAGAGTCGTCAATTTCAAAACGCCACTGATTGTCGTTTGGATCAATGTACCAACCAGTTTCCCACCAAACTTTTTTATTTAGGTCGTAAAATTGTTCTGGATTTTTAGGGTTAATTCTTTGAGCACCGTCTTTCATCAGTTCACGGGCTTGAGCAAAAGCACTCACATCTAAATCTTTTGCACCTTTACCACCAAAAGTACGTAATGCACCTTCAGGAACTTCAAATCCTAAAGACCCTACAGCCATCATTCCTGTAGTATCGTAAACATCACCTAATGTAACATCAGATGCTGATCTTTTTCCTGTAGCCAAATCTCCAGGAATGCTTACAAGATCATACACAGACTCTGCAATAGCTTTACCCATTTGCACTACTTGCTCTTGGCTAGGTGCCTCTGGATTTTGTAGCCAGTCTTTTACTGCAGGTAATACATCTTCCTCTATTTTAGTTCTAGTTGTTCTCTGATCTGGACTACGTCTTACAGTATACGTGTTTCCAAGCATAGTACGGTATACAGGGTTACCAGCATCATCTTCACCAACTAGCTGATCATTCTCACTAGCATCCATAGGCCTTTGAAAAGCAGGAACACTACTAATGTCCATAGGCTTAGTATCTTCAAGATACTCTTCTGTAGAACGAGTGTCGTCATCTACTGCAGGTAGCATTGAGTCCATTTGATCGGCTAAACCACCTTTATTAAAACCTCTAAACTTACCTATTAATGCACTTAAATCTTTAGAGTATTGGTCTGGATCTTCCCCTTCAGGAACTATAATGTAATCCCCTTTTTCTAAAGCTTCTTCTAAAGCATTTTCTTTGTTTAATATTGCCTTACCATTTTTAATTCTTACTCTAGGTACTAAAATATTTTGTCCATTTAACTCATAGCTTTCTGTATGAGCTGCACCTTCTTCAGGATGTAAAGGATTATTTTTGTTTATAGCTTCAAGAAACCATTCAATATTTATAGAGTTACCTAAGATATAATTTTCTCTTTCTGTAAACTTATCAGCCATTTACATGTTCCCTAAGAAGTAATAAGGATCTAAGCACACGTATTTCACCTTGAGCACGGTACAGTTCTTCTACATCTGTAATCTGCTCAAGGCGTTTATGTACCTTATCTATTCGGATTCCAATCTCTTCCAAAAAAGAGTTGTACAATTCTGGATTGTTTACAAAAGGTTTCAAAGTATTATTCACTACGAGTTTCATTGCATCTGTTGTTCACCAGTGTTGCCTGAGAAGCCCTGTTCTCCTGGCTGAGGCGCTGTACCTGTTCCTATGGTACCACCCCCGCTACCTTGGGTATCCTGCACCTGTGCCCCTGCAGGAGCGTTCTGTGGGCCTCCTGACTGTGGAGCACCTGCTGGTGGAGCTGGTGGTGGGTTCTCTGCTTGGAATTGCTTGAGGATTTCTGCTTGAGCTGCAGCTTCTGCCATGTTGTTGCCAACCTTATCAGGATCAAGATCCATAGACTTAGCAATCTCACGAACAATATAATCCATTCTAGCAAATGGTGCAAGTGCTGGATTAGAGACAACCTGCATGAATTGCATCAAACGTTGGCTACGTACTTCGTTAGCCATCAAGCTTTCTGTGCCACGAGCTTTAACTTCTAGATCGCCTTTGATTTCCTTATCGTAATCAAACTGCATGTTAAAGTTAAAGAATGCTTTGCCTAGTGGTGCAAGTAAGTAGTCGTCAATGTTCTTTACTACATTCCGTATACTGCCGTTGGCAGCAGACATAAGCATAGAAATACCAGAGGCAGTACGACCAACTCCTGATACGCCTGTTTGACCATGTGCGAAGGAAGGGAAGCCAGTTGATTCATCTGCTAGTACTCTTGCTTTATCAAACATCTGCATGTTTTCATTAGATACGTTAGGGAACTTGGTGCCAAAGATAGCTTGACCAGGTGCCCCTCCCTGTCTCCTAAACACTTTGCCTGGATACACGGAGAGGTCTTGCCCTGGGACGAGGTTAGTCTCGTCTACCTCAA